CTGAGATCTTAACCATCAAGGCTAGTGATTACCTTGTCAGAGCAATCGACTATGCGCAGCAACCAGCTCCGCTCGCTTGGCTGGTCAAGTCATGGGTACAAGAGAATGCGCTTATGATGGTGCATGGACCATCAGGCAGCGGCAAGACCTTTATTGTTCTGGATTGGTGCCTGCGGATAGCTTCAAAGCTCAAAGACTGGCGAGGTCATAAGGTTAAGGATGGGTCTGTTGTCTATCTAGCAGGGGAAGGCCACCATGGGATCAAAGGACGGATTGCCGCATGGTTACATCACCACAAAATTGATGATCTCGACATGTGGTTATCTCGTGCAGGTTGTGACCTCAACACCGAAGCCGGTTACCACCAGGTAAGCGAATCCCTTCGAGAGCTACCGACTAAGCCCAAGCTCATCGTGGTTGATACGTTGCATCGCTTCCTTCTCGGTGATGAGAACAGCGCTCAAGATGCCAAGACCATGTTGGATGCGTGCGCCAATCTAATGGAATCCTTCGACTGCTCAGTGCTGCTCGTGCATCACACCGGTGTCAGTGATGACGCTCAGCACCGAGCTCGAGGCTCAAGTGCCTGGCGCGGTGCGTTGGACATCGAGGTGAGCGTGGTGCCCGCCAAAGGTGATAAGCCGATTGAGATTGTGCAGCGTAAGAGCAAAGACGCCGAGCTGGCGATGAGTCACCAGTGTGAGCTTCAGCAAGTAGTGATCCCTGGTTGGTTCGATGAGGACGGTGAACCAGTGCACTCAGCAATCGTGGGCGAAGCAAACTATACACCAGTCAATGAAAAACTTGCGATAAGGAAAGATAGGTTTGCTCGAGCATGGCAAGACAATGATTGCCCATTGGACCCCGATAGACGCCCATGGCTTAGCTCGAGGCAGCTTCGAGAGTGGCTCATCAACACCGAGGGACTTAAACCGTCAACGGCTGAGAGCGAGGTGAAGGCTTCAAAAACTGGCCGTCTGCTGAATGTTTTGATTGAGGAGAATTTGATCGAATCTAGGAGCGTTGGGTGGTCGGTATGTGATGAAGAGTGGGCGGGATTCTTGAATATTTCTCGGCTCTCAAGACCCTAGGGGGGCAAAGGGGGGTTTGCCCCCTTTAGGGCAAAGGGGGGCAAATGACTGGCCGTGTGTTTTCAATGACTTACAAGAGGGCTTGCCCCTATTTGCCCCCTTATTTGCCCCTTTCCGTGTCCAAGGGGGCAAGGGGGGCACACACCCTTTAGGGTGTGCCCCTTTGCCCCCCTATTTGCCCATGCCTAAATTGATCCCGTTTCGGGGTGCTTTTTATCCGTGCGGTGTCCCACTTGAGAGATGAAATCCGCGTTTAGTTAGTAGGAGGTGAAGAGATGCCAATCAAAGATTTACTCAAGAGCAAAGATGATCCCTTTCGCAATGCCGGTCCAATGGACTTGAGCCAGTGGCGGAGAATACCAGGGCTCTACCGTCGGTGGGAGTTTGCCCAGCTCGTGAACGATCACGACTCAATCAGCTTCGAGCTCGCTGGTGAGACAAAGGACGGCACCGAGCTTTGGGCGCTCTATCGATTCGAGCCATTGAAAGAATTGTGAGCACCGCTGGCGTTGATGGTGCGAAGTGTGCGATGCTGGTGCCGTCGGAGTTCGCCGACCGGTCAACGTCAACTCTTTAATCGCATCAAATTACTGGTGGCGTTGACCACGGCGGATCTCAAAGGCAGGATTGAGCATAAGGGGGAGCTATGCTCGGAGGGGTGAAGAAAAAGCCGTGGCTCGTGCTCGAGTACCGACCAGGGCCAGGTCATCACTGGCGCACAGTGTCGGCGCTGCATGATAGTCTCGAAGATGCTTATGACTCTCTGCGTCAATTATGGGGACCGAGGACTGAGGTTCAGATGTACATCCCTCAAGAGGTCGCGGCGCTCTATGACGCTTTCGATGTGGAGGCTGATTGATGGCGGTGAAGAATTGCAAAGCCAAGGGCACCAGGGCCGAGCACCGGTGCATGAAGCAGCTCGAGGCGCTTGGCTACCGATGCACAAGAGCCGCGGCGTCGCTCGGTGAGTGGGACATCATCGCGATCGGTGCCAGCGATACGAGGCTTGTTCAGGTGAAGTGCAATCGTCGGCCAGGCTCGGCGGAGATGGCGAGGCTCAGAGCCTTCCAGTGCGGTGAGCTAGTCAGCAAAGAGGTGTGGGTTTATAAAGACGGAAAACCGAGAGAGCCGATCGTGGAGGTGCTTTGATGGCTGAGAAAAAGAAGGGACCAGGTAGGAAGCACAAAGAGCTCACCGAAGAGATGGAGCGACGGTTTCTTGATGCCATCCGAGTCGGCTGCCCTATTAAGGATGCGTGCGGTTGTGCGGGCATCTCAGAGTCTCTTTTCTATGGTTGGATGGTTGAGGCAGACGAAGGCAAAACGAAGCGCTCAGGACGTTTGATGGAATTTAAACAGCGCATTAAAGAGGTTGAGGGCGAAGCAACTTCCAATTGGCTGGCGGTCATCGAGGAAGCAGCCCGAAACGGTACTTGGCAAGCAGCGGCTTGGAAGCTCGAGCGGCGTCGAGGTATGACGCAAACAGTCAAACAAGAACTCAGCGGCCCAGATGGTGGCCCAATTAAACAGGAAACAACTGATGCCCGTGAGCAGCTCTTGGCTCGATTGGCTAGCATCGCAGAGCGAAGCGAAGAGGACTGAGATTCTCGGTGAGCTTAGCGATGACGAGATCACGCTCTTGATGAGCGACTGGCGCTTTACCGCCAGGCCGGAGCAGCTCGCGCCAACTACCGCGTGGAGGACTTGGTTGCTCATGGCTGGTCGAGGTTTCGGCAAGACTCGATGCGGCTCCGAGTTTGTAATTGACGAAGTGCGTCAAGGCAGAGCCAAGCGCGTGGCGCTCGTTGGTCGTACCGCTGCCGACTGCCGTGACGTCATGGTTGAGGGTCAGAGCGGCATCTTGGCGTGCTCACCTGACGACTTCCGCCCAGAGTACGAGCCCAGCAAGCGGCGGCTCACTTGGCCCAATGGTGCGGTTGCTTCGACATACTCAGCCGACAAACCTGACCAGCTCCGAGGGCCACAACATGACCTTGCTTGGGCCGATGAGCTTGCAGCCTGGCAGCGATGGGATTCGTGGGACCAACTTCAATTTGGGATGCGACTCGGTGACAACCCCCGCACCATCGTCACCACTACACCGCGACCGCTCACCGCTCTCAAGCGTCTAGCCGATGCCGATGACACGCACGTGACGCGAGGGCGCACGAGCGACAATGTACACAACCTGGCGGAGTCGTTTATCACCGCAATACATGACCGCTACGCAGGCAGCACGCTCGGAAGACAAGAGCTCGAAGGTGAGCTCTTGAGCGAGTTGCCCGGTGCTCTTTTCGCACGTCGAGACATCGAAGAGAACCGGTGCAAAGATGCGCCAGCAATGCAACGCATCGTGGTCGCAATCGACCCCGCAACAACGAGCAAAGAGGGCAGTGATGAGAGTGGCATCGTGGTTGTGGGTATGGCTGGCCGTGACTTCTACGTACTGGCTGACCTTAGCTTTAAGGGTACACCGGAGAAGGTCTGCCGCAGAGCCATCGAAGCCTACAACGACTTCAGAGCAGACCGAATCGTAGTCGAGGCAAACCAGGGCGGTGATACCTGGCGCACAATCATCGAAGGCATCAACCCGACGGTTGCGATTAAGAGCGTTCACGCATCGCGAGGTAAGCAAGCTCGAGCTGAGCCCGTCGGTGCCAGATACGAGCAAGCCCGCGTGCATCACGTCGGCATCTTTGAGCGACTTGAAGACCAGCTCTGCAACTACGTCCCATCGATGACACGAGAATCGCCCGACCGCCTAGACGCCTTGGTGTGGGCGGTGACTGAGCTTGATGAGTCCACAATGCCAATCATATCCATCAACCCGAGCGAGGGCAGCAGAGGCGCACAAGTATGGTTATGAGAACACCAGAGCCGAGCTTTAGAGGCACACGAGCAGGACCGGGAGCAAGGCAGGCTGAGGCACGCTCTAAGGCGATGGCTGGCCAAATCAAGGCAGTGCTTGACCGATACCTCAAAGAGCTCGTCGATGAAGAGGTGAGGCTTGTACGCGCGGTGGTCAAGAAGACCATCGAGAGCGCAGAGCAGCGAGCAATCAACGCGCTCATCGCAATACTTCAGACCGGCGGCTTGAGAGAAGTGCAAGACGCTGGGAACCGCTCGATGGGTGCCGGTCAGAAGTTCATCATACCACCGACCTTCCAAGAAGAGTTCTTGCGTGAGAAGACGGTGCTGGCGACTGGCTTGGTTGAGCAAGTGCGCGAAGAGTTCCAGCGCAATATGGGAAACCAAATCGGTCGGTGGATGACTGAAGAGCCCGGCATCACTGCCAGCGAGCTTGCGCGGCGCATCAGGTTCTCGACCTATCTCGATGACGCTGAGGTCTTGGCACCAGGGCAGAAGCCCACCAAGGTCGCTCTGCAACCGCTCGAGCGTGGGCCTGCGATTGTGCGCAACGTCTGGGGGCGCTCATCGCTCATCGCACGTACCGAGATGATGCAAGCGCAGAACCAAGGCAATCTCAAAGCGCTCGAAGCGAGTGGTGTTGAGTACATCGAGTGGTCATCATCGCTCACCGATGGTGGTCGTGGTCATCAAGAACTCAATCGAGACGTGAGACGCCTTGGCGATTATTTCACTTTGCCCGATGGCTCTCAGATGCGATGGCCAGGTGATAACAGCAGAGGCGCAGGCATCAAGCACATCGCCAATTGTCGGTGTACGATTAGAAGACCAAGCAGGGCGAGAATCCGCCAGCTTAAAGCAGAAGGGAAGTTGGTATGAGTGACGAGAACGAAAACGAGAATCCCATAGACATTTTTGAGCTCTATGGTCAGACCGGTCTCAAGTCGATGGGCGGTGAGATCACTGAGGAGTTTCTCAATGACCTCAAGAACCCCAAAGGGCGGCGGATGTTTCGCGAGATGGCTGAGAACGATGCCATCGTTGGCGCGTTCTTGTACGCTATCAAGACACTGGTGCGACAAGTCGATTGGACGGTTGAGCCAGGTGCCGACAACGATGAGGCGCGTGCGGTGGCTGAGTTCGTAGAGGGTGCGCTCTTTGAAGATCTTGATAGAACTTGGACTGACACAATCAGCGAGATTTTGAGCTTTCTAGTCTTTGGCTTCTCGGTACATGAAATCACCTACAAGCTTCGCAAAGGACCAAGGCACGAGTCGAAGCTCTACCGCTCCAAGTTCGATGACAACCGCATCGGCTTCCGTGGCTTCCCAATACGCTCACAAGAGTCAATTGAGAAATGGGACCTCGACCAAGATGACGGTGCGGTGCGCGGTGTCATCCAGGTCGCGCCACCTAACTACAACCGGCGCTATATCCCGGCAGACAAGTTTCTGCTCTTCAGAACCGAAGCGCACAAGAACAACCCCGAAGGTCGCTCAGTGCTTCGTAACGCCTACATCTCGTATTACTACAAGAAGAAGATCGCCACCTACGAAGCCATCGGCGTGAGCCGTGACCTTGCGGGCTTGCCTTGCATGGAGGTTCCGCTTCAGATGCTCTCGAGCAATGCAAGTGCCGCAGAGAAGAGCGTGCTGGCATCGATGAAGGATATGATTCAACGTGTTGGCCGTGATGAGTACGAAGGTCTTGTGATCCCTTCTGAGACGCTCAGCGATGGCACACCGTCAGGCTTCAGGCTCAAGCTCTTGAGTGCTGGTGGTCGGCGTCCCATCGATGTCAACGAAATCATCAAGCGCTATGAGTCGCGCATCTTAATCTCAGTCATGGCGGAGTTCCTAATCACCGGGCTCGATGGTCATGGCTCTTACTCGCTGGTAAGCAACAAGACCTCGCTCTTCGCTCAGTCACTTGGAACCTACCTCGACTCAATTGCGTCTCAATTCAACGCGCACGCAATACCGCAGCTCTTGGAGCTAAACGGTATCCCTTACGAGTTCGCACCTACTCTCAGATATGAAGACGTTGAGCTTCCAGAGCTGAGCGAGTTCGCAAGCGGCATCGCGTCTCTCGTCGGTGCTGGTGTTGTCACGCCAGACGATGCACTTGAAGATCACGCACGAGAGTTCGCAGGCTTGCCACCAGTTGAGCGCGAGACTGCTCGAGTGCAAGAGGCACCAGAGGGCGAAGGCATGGAAGACCTAGAGGGGCTTTACGGGCAAGGGGGAGACGATGGCAACGATTAAGATTGAGGCACCGGAAGGGTATCACTGGATGGA